GATCAAAAAGTAACACAAGTTACAAAACAAGAACAAACAAGTCCAAGTATAGGTTTACCCTTTATAAAAGATGTTAACTCATTATTTGTTGAAAAAAACAAACAAGACCAAAAAGTTACACAATCATTAAAGGGAAAATTTCCAACTGAAATTAGTGGATTTAACAGTGCTAAAGACCAATTAGAAATTGACGTGATACGCAATCGTGATAATATGATTAAAAGAACACTAAATAATTTAGACAATAAAAAATTAGATAACAATGTAAATAATGTAAATGACTATAAACCAAAATTTGTTCCTAATAAAACATCTAGCAAAGATAGTAATGATAGTGTTCGTTCTAATGACCAAATTGAAATTGACGTGATTCGGAATAGTAATAATATGTTTAAAAAAACACTAAATAATTTAGACACTATAAAATTAGATAACAGTAAAAACAAGGTCAATTACTATAAACCTGAATTTGAGCCCAATAAAAGATTAGAGAAAGTAAGAAGGCCAAATGGATATGATTTTGTAAATAAAGATAATATTGAGCCTAATATTAGAACTAAATCTGAAAACAACGCAGGATATAATCATATAAAACCTGGAATGAATTTATTTAACTCCTATGGTTATAGTTATATGCCTCCCGAAGTGTGGTCTGTTCCACAAGATAGACCACCTGTTTGTATACCTCAAAAAGGGTTTGAGAGTGAAGCACTACCAATTTATACAACAGGAACTCCTCTAGATGCTCTTGAAATACAACAATCAATTTTGCCTAAATTTAAATATGAACAAGTATACGACCCAAAATATTATTATCCAGGATGGAAAACCAAGTAAATAATTATACAAATTCATCTAATATATTCATAATAGCAATGCAACTTTTGCTAGACATTAATTTAGGTTTTTCTAAATATCTATTTAATTCATTAATATAATTTTTATGTACATCAGGTAATTTTTGCTTTAGATGAATATTTATTTTTTTTAAACAACTTATATATGTTAATATATATCTTTCACTAATAGATTTGTCGTTTTCATTTTCAAAACATTTAACTAAATTATTTAGGTATAACACTATATTATCCAATTTATCAAGATTAAAATATACACATAGTAGTAAATACCTATTTTTAAATATTAAATTGGCATTATTATCAATGCAAAATTGGTCATAATTATTGGTAGTGTCTTCAGTATTAACAGAATATTTATCTAATAAGTCGATTAAATGCGTTTTGATTTGTTCTAATATATTAAGGTCGATTGTTAATTTTGCTAATAATTCAAGATTATTTTCTTGTCGAATAGTATCTTTAAGTATAATATCTTGTAAAATGAATATTCCTTCATTTGTATTTTCAATTTCTACTTTTATTTTTTGAAAAATAATATTATAATTATTATTAGCTAATTGATTTGTATACAACTGTATATTTTCTCTAACTTTTTCACTAGATGTTCTTATTTTTTGATTAGAAACTCGCAATAAAGTTCCTTTTTTCCAACCTTCTACACTTGCTTTTAGTGCAAAAAATTTATCTAAATATTCTTGGGAAACATTATTTGTAAATAAAAATCGTAACTGTGTTAAAAGGTTATAATCTATATTTCTATCTTTCAGTAAAACAATATTATGCATATATGTAGATATATGTATAATATTATCTTTATATTTATATTATAAAAACTTTATTGAAAAATCATAACCGATTGACTATAGGATGATTATATTGTGTTAATGTTGAATATCTATCAGGAATTCTATTAGTAATAATAGGATAGTCATCTGGTAATTTAGCAGAACCCCAAATTGTGTTTAGGGACATATTATTTTGTTGTCCCATAATTGGTGCTATTTGTTGAGTTCTTATATTATCAATATTATTTACTTTTAGATTTAATCTATTAGATATGTATTCTAAATCTCTATTTTTTTTATAAAATTGATCATAAGTAACACTTCTTGGATAAAAATGTTCCTTTGCCTTTTTATTAATAAATATCAATAAAATCAATAAAGCTATTAATATTAGTAATGTAATTATGTTCATATAATATATTATGTTAATATAAAATTAAATTATTAGATACTTAATTTATCTAAATTTGTATCATTAAAATAGTTTTTAAAAGTATCTAATATAGATTTACCTTCTTTTAAGGCTGGCCCCATTGATTGTAATGTTTCCATTAACTGTTTTTGAGTATCAATTAATGCTTTAGTATCATTATTTAATGAACTTAATTCTGATGATTTTAATGAACTCAATATTGTTTTAAAGCTTTCTTTTGAATTTAATTTATTATCACTAGGTTCAAAATCTTCTTGTTCACTGTCGTCATCATCACTTGATTCGCTTTGAAATTTTACTTTTTTGGATTTTTTTTTTGATGAATTTTCAAATGATTCAATATCACTATCAGCATCTTGGCTTTTACCGTTTTTATTTGATTTTTTAGATTTTTTATTTGATGAATTTTCATAATGTTCTGCGTTGTGAATGGCTCTAAGAGTGCTTTTTTTAAATCGGAGTGGTATTTGTTTATCTAAAAACACGTATATTAATGCTGTTAAAATTCCAGAAGTAATTATCGATATTGTAAAATCTTTAGAAACTACAAATAGAACTAGTATTAAGCATGTAAATAAATAATAATACAATAATCTATTTATTTTTAATAAATATAAAAATATAGCCAAAAAAACTATAATATAAAGTATGTTATTGATATCCATATATTATAATTTAATATTATATTTTGTTCATAAATACAATTTAATTTCATTGGTAAAAAATACATCTATAAGTCAGGATTCCATGTAATTGGTAATTTAGCAGATGTAGTTCTTCTTAATCTAACAAAATCACTTCTTGGTACGATTTCATCCTTTGTGAGGGGTGGAGGTCCTCTACAGATAGGACGGCATGCAAAATTAATATGTTTACCTTTAAAAACATCCATAATACTCGCGTAATCTATACTAAAATTATTCCTAATTAAAGCCTTAAATTGTTCGTGTTGTGGTCCTTTTAAAGCATATATAAAACTGCTTAGTTCTTGTTGTGAATAATGTTCATGTAATAATTTACATACTTGAAATGTTGTTGGGAAAAGAGAACCTACAAAATGATGTAAATAATAAAATTCTAAGGTATAAGGTCTAGTTTGTCTATCCATGCACATCGGGTATTCAAAATGTACAAAAGTCGGATAAGGAAGTATAGATATAAACATATTATCACTAATCATATCACCCATTTTACGTAATCCACAATAACTACCCAATTCTAAAAAAGTCGAATTTTTGTTATTTACATAACTATCACCGCTATTTCTTTTATACATCTTCTGCTCCCCAGTAAATCCAACTGAATTATCATATTCATCAGGTCGAAAATCGGAAATAGAATCATATTTTTCAGGAGTAAATAAATTGAATGTATTATTAAAAAAATCAGCATAAATTGTCTTATTCAAGTCAGAACCTTTCCCGCATGCAGTAAAAGTATGATATTCACAATTCTCGGGAACATCAAGCACTTCACCGTCTAAATCACAACCATGTCCAAAGATCATATATACTGAATTAGGGTCTTGATCTATTACAGATTCTCTAATTTCATTTAGTTATTTTACACCAGGACATACATTCTCCATTCTTTGTGTAAGAGGATTATACATACATCGATCAGAACTTCCACCTTTTTTTGATATTTTTTTGTTTTTTTTTAGAAAAACTTTTTTCTTAATAGACATATTTTATATATATAATAAATAAATATAATTTAAGTAAATTTATTTAATATTAATATCACCGCACCTATTTTGAATTTTTAACATTATAACAAAATATTATATCATTTCACAAGCTAGTCATGAGTTTATTATTAAATAATATGTGTGATTTTAAGGAATACTATGAACCATCGAGTAGGCATAACGCCTTAAGGGTAATGAGCACAATTTCTTTTTGAAACTAGACTTAAATCAAAATTGTCTGTTTTAATCAAAATCATATACCATTTTTATAGGGTTTATTTAAATTATATTATAATATTTACTAAACTTATATAAATCATTATTTGCGATTTGATCGTCTTCTATTTAATTTGCGTTGTTTAGATTTGCGTTTTCTACCTCCTTCATTTTGTTTATTAGGGTGTGTAGGTTGTTCTCCTCTGCGTAGTAGTAATAGAGTATCCGCCAATTGCTTACGATTTAAATCTGGATTAACAAATTGAAATCTTGATAATAATTCGGCTTCAATTTCAGTTCTAGTCATTGTATAAGGTTCCTCTAATGTTAGATCTTGCTTCCCATGTGAGAGCATGTTCCAAGGATATTGTTCATCAAACAATGCAACTTTTCCCCACGGGGCACCAAGAGTTCTCAGAGCTATAGGCTTATTTGTGCGTGGGTCGATCATTACAAGTCTTGGGTCACGATCTTCTACCAAGCTTAACCTCTGTATAGCAGCAATAGATTCAGGTTTCATAGGATACACTTTTAAAGTGGCACTGCGTTGCCGAGGAAAATTATTGCTAGAAGGAGCAGAAGAAGAACTCATAGGAAAATTATTGCTAGAAGGAGCAGAAGAAGAACTCATAGGAAAATTATTGCTAGAAGGAGCAGAAGAAGAACTCATAGGAAAATTATTGCTAGAAGGAGCAGAGGAAGAACTCATAGGAAAATTATTGCTAGAAGGAGCAGAAGAAGAACTCATAGGAAAATTATTGCTAGAAGGAGAAGCATCTTCTAAGTTGAAAAAGTCATCAATATGGGAAGGTTGTGTTTGGTCAGCCATATTTATATATCATATATATATTATTATATTTTTAGTAATTTTATGGTATTTGAAATATATTTCAAATATATTTCAATGGTATTTCAAATATATTTCAAATATATTTCAAATATATTTCAATAGTATTTAAAAAGTTATTACAAATCTTTTAATTTAAGTTTACGATTTCTTTTTGAAACGACAATTAAATCACTGTTTTCTTTGTAGTTAGTCAAATTAAAGGACATTTTATTATTGAATAATATTTTATCATATATAATTTTTGTTTTAATATGGTCTTCTAATGTTTGTTTTTTTAAAATTAAATCATTATTTTCTACTTTAAGCGTGTTCTTATGGCTATCTGAAACTTTATTTTTCAAAGATATATCTGTTTCTTGTTCATCTATAGTTTTAGTTATTGTCCAAAAATCGCTAGCCATATTTGGATTTACTATAAAATCATAAGGCATATAAAAATATCCTTTATCTCCCCATCCACTTCCCCAACTATTTCTAACAATAAAGATTTTTTTAGAGTTATCAAATCCAACTATAGCTACGGCATGACCTCCTAATATTTTTTCATTAGGTTTAGGCATAGGCATATATCCAGTTTTGGCAACTTCTTCACTTTCAAAACTTTCATAAACACTAAATCCAAAAACTACTGGAAACCCTTCAATAAGCGCACTTTTTAATTGGTCTAAATTTTGACTTATAGCTCGATAATCGATTGTTTTATGAGATAACGCAAAACTATAGCAATTGTCTGTAGGTTTATCTTTAAATTTATCTATATTATAAGGCCAATCAGTTTCGGAACACACGCCCAAACTGTGAATAACTTGTATACCATCGTGTATTTCGGCTCCACTGTCTTCAGTTACATGACCTTCCAAATTTCTTTCATTATAATATATAAAAAGTCTTGATGGAATAAAAGCAGATTTTTCTTTTTGTTTAATTTCATCATAATGATAGCAAAATCCAATGGCATTTGCGGTGCAACTCCCTAAATGTCCTTGATCATATACATCTGGACAATCAGATCTTAAATCCACATTTTGTATATTTGCTATATTATCTAGCAATTTAAAAATATGTTTAGGTGTTATTGTGTATGCCTCACCTTTTTTCCATCCATATTTTTTTTTAATAGTATTAATTAATAAATTACTTTCATTTGTTTCTGTATTTGTTTCTGTTTTTGTTTCTGTTTTTGTATTGTTAATAAAATTGTCTACTACTATTGGTTTTTCGGTTACTCCATATATTAAACTATACAAGTAATCTAAAGCGCCAAACATCTTATTCTTTTATATTATTACAAAATATTTATTTTTTTATAATTATACTTGTAATATAAATGATAAATAAAATAAATATAATTTCTAACAATATTTTATATTTAAAAATAAGACTATTTAAATTACATATATAATAAAATGTCTAACGAAACAGATATAGTAGAACAACCTGGAAGTGAAGAAAAAAAAAATGATCAAAATGAACAAAATGTTGTTAACACAGTCAATACAGACAACGCGGACATCACTGAAGACCAAAAAGTAAAAGAATATCTTGATAACCTTAAAAAAAAACTGAGTGCAAATGATTCACAAAATAATGACAAAAACACAGAAAAAAGTGAAGACCAAAAGGTAAAAGAATATCTTGATAATCTAAAAAAAAAAATGAGTGCGAATGATTCACAAAATTCACAAGAAAAGATAGTTAGTGTTAATTTTAATCAACTATTGAAAGAATATTTATCAAAAAATAAAGTTAAATTATATATTTTAACACCTTGCTATGGTGGATTATGTCATGTAAATTATATTAATAAAATAATTGAAACAAAAGAATTGTTATTAACCTTAGGTATTACTGTTGTGTTACAATTTATCCGTAATGAAAGTTTAATTACACGAGGTAGGAATAATCTCGTAGCAAAAGCAATGTCTGATAAAGAGACCAGTCATATATTATTTATTGATAGTGATATAACTTGGGAACCTACTGATATTTTAAAATTAATTATAAATGATAAAGAGCTGAGTGGTGGGATATATCCTATAAAAAAATATCACTGGGATAGACTTAGTCCTTCAAATTTGGAAACAATTTTATCTAAAAAGAATTTGCCTTATAATCAAGGTTTAACAAATGAACAATTAATCTATCATAATTTGCTTCATTATAATTTTAATTATCTTCAAAATTCAAATAGGATAGAGAACAATTGTATGGAAGTTTATACATTAGCAACTGGTTTTATGATGATACAGAGAAAATGTATAGAAAAAATGATAGAAAAATATCCACAGTATAAATACACAGATGATTGTGGTTTTCTGCAAGGTGATGAAAATAAATACGCATATGCGTTATTTGATTGTGCAATTATAAATGATCATTATTTTTCGGAAGATTGGATGTTTTGTCATCGTTGGAAAGATATTGGTGGTAAAATTTGGGCTGATATATCTATTAATTTATGGCATACGGGTCAAGAAGATTATTGTGGTAGATTGATTTCTACACTTAACATTAACTAACTTTATAATTTTTATCTATAATTATTTTTGGTAAAAAATAATATATTTATATATATTTTATCAAAAAAAATAGAATATTATCATTAAATGTTATTATGCTAATAGACTATGGGTTCTTGTTTTATCTAATACTCCCTCTTTTCGCATAACTCCAGTATAATTAATAAGTGTAGAATCTATATCTTTTATTCTACAAGTATAAATTTGACTGTCTTCCGTAGTATAACACACTTTATGTAACCCAACATTTTGTAATTTCTGAAAACAATCGCGACAAGGCATACTATTCATACATTCAACAGTTCCATCATCACGTTCAATAACTCTAACAACACAAATAGAATATTTATGTAATTTACGCCTTAATTTGTCTGGATTATGTTTAATATTATGTATTTTTATAAAACTATTTAAAAATTTAACAACTGTGTCCATTTCAGCATGTATGCTACATGAATAATTTCCCTTATATACAGTTCTTAAAATTTGGTTATAACCTGAACATATTTTTTTTTTGCCTTTATAAATTATGGCATTATGTTTATAAGACGCTACCGTTGATTTCATCGTTTGTTCAGCTGTTATATCAACTAAACGATTATATTTATTATTGTTACTTTTAACTTCCATATTAATACCCATTTATATCATCATATATATTTATCTTGTTAAGTTATAATTATCAAATTCTTATTCTAATAATATAATAAAATAATATGAATTTTGATAATAACTTAAAAATATTCTTATGTTATTTATATATAATAAATAAGAATAATGACATTTAGTAGTGATTTTAAAAAAAAATATTCAATAGATGAGCGTAAAGCTGAAAGCGCAAAAATGTTATCTAAATTTCCAGATAAAGTTCCTGTAATTGTTGAAAAATTATTAAATAGTAATTTACCAAGCATGGATCGTAAAAAATTTCTTGTACCTCAAGATATTATGTTAGCACAATTTTTAAGTATTATTCGTAAAAGAATAAATATTACACCTGAAACAGCAATTTTTGTATTTTTTGGAAATAAAAACACATTAGCCCCTGCAACATCTTTAATGAGTAATGTTTATTCAAGTATGAAAGATGATGATAATTTTCTTTATTGTTATTACACAAGCGAAAATACATTTGGATAATTTAGTATAAATAGTTTTATAATATTAATCTTCTTGTTATAATAATTTAATAATGTGTAAAATTTAAATATGGTATGTAATTAAGCCTTAAAGCGTTTTTACCCTCATGAGGTTTTCTATATTTACTTAAAATTGTTTATCATATAAATATTTTATTATTTTAACTTGTAGAATAATAAAATATTAGGTTATTTAAACATTAAATATATATAAGACTATAAGGATTAATTTCTGAATAAAGAATTAATCTTTTAATTTTTATTTATTTTTTACTTTTACGATTTTTCTTTTTAAATGTTCTACTTTTGCGTTTTTGGATACTACCGCCAATGACTTGTGAATCATAGAAGAAATAACCATGTTTTTTTCCTAAATTTGCTGGACCGTTGTATATAAAACGCTCAATATCACCCTGGTTAATTAGTATACCTTTTAATGAGGGATGTTCACATGGTAATGTAACCATTATCGTCCTACCATCATCATCACCGTTTAATAATTCTTCAACATCACCATTACCATCTAACCAATCTTGTAAACCTTCTTTTTTATAAACATGAGTATATAAAATAATCCGACCGTCCATTTCTCTAAGATATTTTTGGACCACATATAATTCCTCACCAGGACTATAGCCTTCTAAAGTAATTGGGTCTACACATTCACTTAAATCTAAATGCGCAAATTTATTTGGTGGGGATACACTTGGGATTTTTGTAAAATCAATATTACATGGCATTATTCTGGATTGTGATGGTGATGATGGTGATGATGCTGATGATGCTGATGATGGTGATGATGGTGATGATGCTGATGATGGTGATGATGCTGATGATGCTGATGATGGTGATGATGCTGATGATGGTGGTGGTCCTGTTCTTTCTAACATATACTGCATTATCTTAAACATGGTTTCTAAATCAATACCTGGTGAATAATCCACCCATCCATTTTTGTCAATCAATAACGAACCAGCAAAATACTCAGGTAAGTTAGTTCCCCAAATAGGATTAGTCCAAGTTCGCACCCCCCAATAATGTAGTCCTTTTCTTTCTAAATTTATATAATAACCAATAGTATCAATTAGAGCAACTTTGACTCCATTACAATATACTACAGGTGATTCAAAAGGATACTCCGCACTATACTCAATTCTTATTTGAAATGTTTTTCCCGCATTTTGTAAATTTCGGGCATCTTGAGGCACTTTTATCGACCCTGATATTTCGAATAAATGTGGTGATGTTCCTGTATTCACTTCAATAGGACCGATATTGTATAAATTAGTGCCTGTTTTTATCTTTGCTAAATCTTTTAAAAGTCTTTTATAAATAGGATGTAAATTTTTATCCATAAAGTATGTATATATATATAAATATTTTTTTTCTTGGCAATCTACAATAAAGTAATAGCATTAAAAATGGTAAGATAATCAAAATAATTATACCGACTAAAAAGAAAAAAAATGAAACAAAATAAATGGATTAAAGAAAATAATATTTTATTATTTAACTTGTATAATAATATAATATTAGGTTATTAAAACATTAAATATACAAAAACTATAAGGATTAATATCTAAATAAAGAATTAATCTTTTAATTTTATTTATATTCTACTTTTACAATTTTTCTTTTTAAATGTTCTACTTTTGCGTTTATGAATACTACCCCCACCATAAAGCCCATGTGTATAGTTCCATCAGGCATCTTCATTCTCAGAGGTTCGATGTCTGAATTTTCTATCATATACAGCACTATTTTAAAGATTGTTTCTAAGGTAACCATTGGGGATTAGTTAATCCATCCATTTTTGTCTGGCCTATCCTTATAAGCATAATAAGATGTTAAGTCACCATAAGGGATATTTCCCTTGAACGCACTCCAATCATGTAATCCCTTTCTAAATCTAACCAATAACCAATAACATCCAATATATCTACTTTCACGTCATCACAATATACCGCAGGTGATTTCATAGGATAATCGATAAGAACTCAATACGTATATTATAACTTTTACTTTTTATATATCTATCTCTGTGAATAGGAGGGATTGTCGCGTGGTCGAAGCCTACAGCATCGATGGTTCCTAATATTACGAATAAATGTGGTGAATAAGTAACTTCTCCCGACCTAATTTTGTATTTATTTTCCCCAGATTGTATTTTTGTTAAATCTCTAATAAGCCTTCTATAACCAATGTTTTCGGTTTTATCCATTATATTTATATTTATTAATATAATAATTAACTATTGAAAGGGCACCTTAATTTACTATTCTAAAATATTTTAAGAATAATAAATTATAATTTTAATATTATTTTATAATATGTGGATTTATAAATATAGAAATGGTTTATTCATTAGTCCACCAATTTGGAGTTAAATAAGGAGGGCGTTCATTTTCCCTAATCGAACTTTGTTCAATACGCAAACTTGGACCAGTTTTTTGAATAGCATCTATTTCACTATAATTAAGTGCCCAATCAAAATATCTAAGTTTAGAAATATAACCAGAAAATCCACCAAATGAATTTACATAAAAATCACCATAGTTTTGTTTGGGAATACCCGACAATTTCAATGCTTTCTTTAGGTTTCCATTGATATAAATATCCATATTTTGTGACTTAAGCACAAGTGTAAGAGAAAACCATTTATTCATAGGTATATTATCAATATCAAGGTATTCGCTTATTTCTGTATAACTATTCATGTATACACGAAGAGCATTTTTATTGGGGTGTAACCATACACCTGGAGCACGTAATGGCCACGAATTTTCATTTCCCTTATGAAATACATGTTTCCATTCACCTAACTTGTAAGTATAGTCTTCAATAAATAACCATGTGGTATAACTAAATTCGATACCACCCGTTTCATTATTACTTCTTGGTAAATTAATATGACCATCTAATTTAGGATTTTGTCCAATTACAACACGTTTTTTAGCGTCTTTTGTGTCTTTAATAAGATATGGAGACCCTCTTCTAAAATAGTTTAAGTTTCGTATTGCTTTCATTATGTAGTGATATGAGTAAAATAGAACAATAATTGCAACAATAATCCAAAAAGCTAAAGCTAAAGGATTTCCTGATTTAGCACTATCAACTAAACTACTTGATTGTTCTGTTATAAATGATTTTGCATTATTCAAATATTCAGCCATATTTATATATATTCTATTAAAATAATATTTTTTCAGATATCAAATAAATATCTAAATAAATATATCAAGTTTAATAACACTTATTTCCTAATATTATTCTGTATATGAAATAAAAAACTAAATAAAGAGAATTAAACATCCCTGCTATTAGTAAATATAAATATTTCAATACCCCAGTTACCTCCTTATTACAATCCCATGATACAATTAACGCTATAATAAAAATTATAACGCTTAATATATGTCTCGACATTTCAATTTTCATATTATTATTAGGTGTATCCATATTTGGACGTATCCAACTGTAAATTAAATTTTCTAAATACATATCATATATTATATTATTTAATAATAAATTTATACTTTTATACCAAAATATTAAGTCTAAGTAATCCTTTATATCCTAAATAAAGTTCACTAAACAATATCGCAAAAGACATTTTACAAATTCGAAATAATATATTTGGCTCTAGTAAAAATTCATCGTAACTTAAAAAACCACTTATTATCATAAGACCTATTTTTAAAAAGATTAAAAATGCTAAAAATAACCAAAACCATATTTTTAACCATTTCACTATGTCATCTTTACGATTTTCAACTTTATTTTTTTTGGGAAATCCATAAGAATCGTATTCTTCATTCATTTATATTATCTTGTTAAAGTTTTTTATTGTATGAATGTATATGAATATAATTATTTTGTTTCTAATATTGATTATTATGTTTATAATATTACAAATGTATTCTAATAGTATCGAAATTTATGAATTCGATAGTAATATTAAAGGAATTAATCTTTTACTAATTGGAGGCACCCACGGTAATGAACCATCTGGTTCTGTTGCCTTAAATAAATTAATAAACGAAATAAAAGAAAAAAAATACAATCTTAAAACAGGTAAAATAACAATAATTCCTAAGCCAAATAAGTTAGGATTATTTTTTAATAGAAGGCATCTGCTACACCGTTTTTACAATAGAGATTTAAATAGAAATTATCCTAGAAATGCTAAGGAAAAACCACTTGACCCTATAAGTGCTAAAATTATAAATTATGTTAATAAATCAGATTGGATTTTAGATTTTCATGAAGGATGGGGGTATATTTATGAAAATAACGGTTCTATGGGTAGTGGAATTTTTCCTGGCGATACTAAAAATTCAATTACTATGGCTCATAATATTCTCACAGGCATAAATAATGCAATTGATAGTGATAATAAATTTGTTTTAATTGAGAAAATACACCCTAATATACGCTCATTAAAAAGCTATGCTAACTATTTAGGTAAAAATTATATTCTTATAGAAACATCAGGTCAAAATAATATTCAACCGATTCATATTCGTGTTGAACAAATATCATTTATAATTGATTTTTTTCTTAGGTTTAATGATATGATTTAAAACATAATTTCAATTTAGAACATGAGTATCCTTTTAAAAATAAAACATTTTTATAAATAATAATTCTATTTTTCCCAAGC